CGCATTAAGAAGATTAGGTATTTGTACTGTTCCTCCATAATATTTGGACGCCATGGATCCTAGCCACTCGGCTGGTCCCTTGGTTCCGTTATGGAGCACACCGCTTGGTCCTAAACAATACACAGCCGTGGCGATGGCCACCATGTGGGATTTCCCATCATGAGTGATCACGTCAACGGCACGTGTAATTATATTCCAGATATTCGGATAACCTTTCATGAATGAATCCATGATAAGGTTTGGCATTAATCGTATGTTTCGCACGACAGTCAAAATGTTCCCAGCTCCTATAGGAGTGAACTCTCCTAAGAGAGGGTGGATCCATCTTTTGGCGAACTCGGCCACGTTTCCGTGGTGACTTTTAGTCATGTTTATTTCAACACCGAGATCGTTCATTATAGCTTTATAGCTTTCAGCTACAAGATCATTGGCAATGATTATATCATCACCAAGGACAGCATAATCCCTGAACCAGCTGGCAATGCCAACACGGTTTGCAGCGACCTGCACAATAATGTGATGTGTTAGAGCAAGCATACCCCAAGAGGAGTATGCCCCCATAGGTTGCCCTACGGCATATTCATATACAGTCGATATTTTCGACCCTTCTTCTGATTTACGAACGTAATGATACGGTCGTTGAAGCAGGGAGATCCAAAGATCTCCAGGTTCACCCAACAAGTTCAAGATTTGAACTTGAAGGCTCGCCGGCAGTCTATCTGTAGCTGCCGACAGATCGAAAGAAGCAATCCGAACTCCAGAGACACAGCGGTTTAAGAGCTCCTTCATCGGTCGTTCTTGATTGAACGTACCGTCTTGAGGGATGCGTCGGAGAAGATTAAAGATTGAGTCATGTAGTGGTTTCAGTACTAACTGAGACCAGTAATCTACAATGGCTACGATTCTAACCTTCCCTCTCGCCTCTAGAACAGTTGCCAGTCGCCCGATATACAGTTCCTTTGGAACTACATATCCTAATTTACACCCCTTACATAGGGAGTGAATTAGTCTGATAAGGAAGACGAATGGCATGGTCACAATTAAAATCCACACCAGCCACACAATGGGTAAATCCCATTTGTGGGCATGGCACCACCGTATCCAAGCTATCATCTGTTTAGGATGAAAAGCAAGGGCGATGGCGTCAAGTGGTGCAGACCAAGTTGCTCGCGGATAGTTTGGCCCTGAACTTTCTGATATTCTCAGAAAGTCAGGTTTTCGAGGTGATCTTAAAGAAGGCATATGAGCCAATACTCTACGTAATTCCGTTTCCGGAATCGTCTGAGTAGACCCCGTAAAGGGATCGGTAATTGTCTCCCATTTGAAAATGGGTGCAAAACCTATGACTCGATACACACTGAGAGCGGTCAACACTGCCC